AAATCTTTTTGGTATTTGTTGCCGAGCGCATTCAGCATCCCCTTGAATACCGTGCCACTGTAATCTTCAGACGCCCCAGTGTCGTAGACCGATCCACCATCATTGACCAGGATATTGAGCCATCCCCTGTTGATACTAACAAACGGATCTGCGCTCATTGGATCACCATTGATACCCAAGTCCTCCAGGTCGTTACCAACCTGCATTCCAATCATCTGCATGATGTGGTCCATTAGGTTTTCTTTCTCGATGGTCACATCCAGCGACTCATATGCGAGTTCCACATTGACCATCATTTTGACGGTGTTCAGTGTCCGTCTCGACGGCGTAACCCCAGTCGGCGAAACACCCTGAGCCACCACGCCTTTCCGCAAGATTCGCGACGCAATAGCCAACGTATCAAGCTGTCGCTCCGCCCTCGTCATCTTGATGTTCGTGACTTCTTTTAACAGGAGCGTCTCATCGATGCAATAGTCGTAAAACACCGTCCCTTGCTCTGGCGACAACAGTCCGCCCGCGTCAAAAGTGTCGGGACTAATAAGACCCTTCAACACCAATTCGTTTTCCATCGTAATTTCCTCCATTCACATCGTTTTCGTTTACCAATTCACAACTCGCTTATCTCAATCCTCTCCTAACCCGAAACGGCTGATTTAATTTGTTCGCCAGAACCCGTTAGTTCTCCTCCCAGAATCAGCATCTACCGTCGTTTTTCCATCACCGTCGCCACCACCAGCCAACGGCTGTCTGCTCATGCCTTCAATTTTCTCAATGGCAATAAGTCGTTTCTGGAACTCATCCAACATGTTCTTCAATGCGATTACGTCCTTGAATGATTTCTCGACCGCCACGGCATCAGCCTTCTCCAACTTGTCTTTGAGGGGCTGCAAAGACTCGTCCAATATCCCCTTAACTTCGGCCATGATGTCTGTCGTCGACTCTTTTTCCACGCGGGCGGGATCGGGTTCAGCCACGGCCGGCTTTTGATCGGTGGCTTCCACGACTTTTTCTTCAAACACAGGCGCATCTCCGCTGGAGCCCTCTACGGCTTCAAATTTATGCTCCGTGCCGTCCACGAATTTTAATGTCATTGTTTGCATCGATTCCTCCGTTCTTTCGTTATTTTGATTTTGGGATGTTTTGTCATTTACGTTATCGTCATTGCCCCCTTTCACAATTGACAAGATTTCTCCGATCACACCGTAGGCTTTCTCGAGGTCTGTCACCAGGGATGCTCGCAATACCCGCCCAACTTTCTCGTCCAGCGCAAGCTCCTCCATGCCCGTGTTCGTGGCTGTTTGTATTGGCACTGGAGGTGAACCATCGACTTCGCCATTCTTGGCGGCGAATCCCAATTTCCGCATGACGGATGCGATCAGTTTCTCCACTATCGTACCAGTGTCTTCGACATTCTGTTCCCTGCCCCGTTCCTTTCGCCCAGACTCATCCTCCATTGTTTTCACCCATAGTTCCATATCATCAACAGACAACAGAGGAAAAATCTCTGTGTCGCCACCCAGCTCATTCCACTTCTCCGTCAAAACACCATATGCCAGCTTACGTTCCTTTTCCGTAATACCATCCACGCCATGCGGGTTGTTCAGCATATTCACCATTGTCTCAATTGCCTCCGCATTCACTTTGCCATCCGCATCGGTAAATGGATACAGCCGCTTTTCCGGTAGCGCAAAACATTCGTCAGACAGCGCCTCTCGCTGTTCCGTAGTCAGCATAAAAGTTTTTAGCCTGATTTTGTCTCTGCCTTTCGCCATGATATCCTCCTCGGAATCCAAGTCGAGATTCTTGAAGACGTAGAATCCGGCGTCTGGATTGGCACCGACATCTACAACCGATATTTCAAACAACCGCAGCCGCTTTATATGATTTATCCCATCTATCAGTTCGTCCTTCAAACGATAAAATCCGATTGAGAAAAACTTGTAGACGCCCTCCTTGATTTTATTCCACACCACATCATCGACAATCTTCGCCAGAATCCAAAGACCCTTATGATCCATAACCATCGACTTCACAACACCGACACCACCCAGCCCTGGATTGTGCATTTCCCGTAAATTTGCCACACTCCCATATTCCGGCAATGCCTCACTTATCGCATCCTGCTCTACGATCTCTTGATACTCACTGTTATCCCTCCGTGCCGTCGTCGCATAGCCAGACACCAAGCGCTTTTCTTCGTCTACCACCTTGAGGCTTGCTGTCAAAAACAGTGATTCCAGATCGCAGTACCCCTTCTCGCCTTTCACTTTCGGAACCCATCGGTCACCAACCTTTTTATATTTGCTCTTGACCGCACTCCATGCAGCTATCCTGGCTTGATTATCGTCCTTAGTGTTTCCATATACCTCGTTATAAACCCGTATAAACAAATTCCGTGCCCCTTCCGGCAATTTGTTCAGATATTTCGGGAAATTATTAATGTCGTATGGCATTCGCCTCTTAGCTCCTATTTTTGTCCAATCACTTATCCCACATGTGGGATATCAGTTCATCTATGTCACTGTGCGCCCTGTCTCGCTCCACATCTGCATCGATGACCGACATCTGCCATGATACGGCGGTGCATCTATACCGTATTCCGCTTGCAATTCCTCAGCTGACACCCTACCCTCTGACAAATCCTTCGCCAAGTTCGGCGTCATAAACGGACTTTGCTTCGGCAAATCCACCTCATCTGACGCTACTATCCGCTGGATCTTGTCATACGCCCTCTGCACACTGAAAATATGACCATCCATTGCAGCGCAGATGTCCGACCGACGCTCATCCGCTACAGTCACCACCTGAAAATATATCACCCCCAACTCCTGCAATGAATATACGCTCCCCCAATTCCTGCACCGATTCGCCGACGTCCTGACAACGTTATCGTAACGCTGGAATTTTTCCATAATCTTCGGAGCCAATGTGCGCTGGATTTCCTTCGCTACTTCACGTGGACCAAGACCACTCTCAAGCAACAGGTCACGGATATGCTTCGTGATCTCTTCGCGGTATTCGGGGAATACCTTACCAACGTAGAAATTGTCCGTCCTTTCAAGGAAGCGAATAGCCCGACGTTCGGGAACACCCAAAACCGGCTTTACCGATATCCGCTTCTGCCCCCTCCTGAACAACTTTTTGACGTATATTCTGACATGGGTTTTCATGGCACGGTCTAATTCCATCCCCATCTCCATCTTCAGAATATTCTCCAGCCGCGCTATTGCCCTTGAGACCTGCATGTCAGCACCGGTCGCATTCAGGTACATTACGGATCGATTAGTCGCCTTCTTCGCTGCAATTTCTAAATCCCGCTGTATCGCCGCCGCATATAGATTTTCTTCTCGAAACCATTCCTTATCGTCTGGCGTGTCTACCTTCACGCTGTCCAATAACAGACCATGCACATCGTAAACGTCCAGTAGAAATTCATCCAGAGTGTCTATCGTCGCCCTTATCAAGCCATCATCCATTACGTAGGATCTCCAGCAAAAAATCTCTGTACCTTTGCCTCGCTACCGCTTGCATTCGATACATGCACCGACGTAAAATCAATAAACGCCATCAGCAGCTTTCCAGCCTGTAACAGAATCCCCGTGCTTCCAATGCCATTAAATTTCACCGTGATGTCCTGCGACGTCTTCATGTAGACAAACTTCCCCAATGTCACGGTGCCCATCGGCACTTCCTGGTCTGTTATACCAGTGGCAACCCGAAGCCCGCCATCTTCGTATTCGTTAAATTCATATCGCACCGCCGTATACGCAGTACCCGCATCCCCTTCAAATATTTCACGCCAGTCCTCTGTGCCACTACCATCGCGGTAGCGCCTCAAAAATCCCTCCAGTGTCAAAAAATAATCGTTCGCCATTTTTCCTTGCCCTTTTTAACTTGCCATGTCGACAATGTGCAATCGCTTCTTCGACCGTATCCTACGAAGGACGTGTCTGCCTTCTCGTGACCCCTCTACGCTTGTATTCCCCTCCACTGTTCTAATGCAATCATCCATGTTTTGTATCACAAAGCCGGTATGGATCCAGTCATTGCCCGATCGATGTACCAAAAATATGTCGCCAGGTTTCGCCAACTGACTGGAAGCCCGCATCAAGCGACCACGTTGTTCCGCCCACAAGCCAATCTCATCACAAGAAAACGTATCGGGAACTTCGTTGGCACCGCCACCCACGCTTTCAGCCGCTACTCGAAGGCAGGTGCTCACAAAGCCAGCACACCACGGAAAATTTTTCCCTTCTTGCCCCTTCATAAACAGTCGCACCCACGGACCTCGATTCGACGAGATCTCACGTGCGCCTTGGTCTGCTAATCTGCTCGCCTTATATACCGCAATGGCAGGAATTCCACCCTCTGTAACGAACTCCTGATTTCTAAACGGTTCGCAAAATTCCACCATCGGCTCGGTTAATTTTTGCCATGCCGCTAAATCCAACTCTTCCGTACCACAAAACGTCTTCAGGGCTGCCGCCGTTGCCGGACCATATAATCCATCGATCAACACATAGACACCACGTAGCACCAACCATTCCTGTACTCGCTTCACACCAGCACCCGCATAACCAACGCCCAACTGACCTGGATATTCCAACTCTACCGTTTCCATCGTGTAATCAGCCTATTTCTCCCAATCCGCCTAATAACGCCCATACGCTTTTTCCAAATCACTCTCTCTACTGCAATAGCAACCGCCTCCGCAACCTCTCCAAGCACATCCTTTTCGTCATCATTCCATAATCGTGCAAACCCCAACACAATTTTCCATCGACTTCCAATATATCTTTTCCCAGCCACAGAGACGGTTGCCCTACCTACCACCATCTTTTTCCATATGTCTATTTAAATTAATCCTCATGTCATATATGTCGCGCCGCAATGAATCCACCTCGAATTTCAACTCTACCTGCATCATTAATACGTCCTCAAACAATGCATACGATTTCCCCATCATATCCAAAGCCTTCTGAATGTTTTCGTCCTGTTTCACGTCCTTCGCAATAAATCGCTCAATATCAATGCTGCATTGATTATCAAGCCGTTTAATTTCCTGTGCATTTGCATTTACCCTAAACTCGGTTGTCTTTACGCTGACTAACATACCCACTATGCCCAATATTATCACTATCACGATGTGCCACGGCTTCATCTTCCGCCTAATGAAAACACCAACGTCGTCGTTTTTCATTATGCCTCTTCCTTCGTAGCTTCCTTATCCATTGCTACCAATTGCCCCACCAATGCATCACGCATCCGATGTACCAATCCAACGAACTCCGCCGGACTAATCGGCACGCTCTTGCCGCTCTTCGGATCGTGCATTGCTAACATCACCTGGTCACGGTCATCCATCCGGATATAATCCAATACCTTCTGTAGCGCTCCACCAACTTTCGGATTCTCTTCCGATGCCGACCCCTCTGACTCAATCTTCTCCACCTCCGGAATCTCTTCCTCATTCAATATATCGGTTTGCCCCGACAGCACCCCCAATAAATATTGTTTCAAAAACTCCACACCAACTGGTGCCGGCACCAAAGCACTCCACCATTTGCCGAACCGATCCTTTGAATTTAAATCTCGCAAATCGTCAATAGTACGACCGCCAGCCTTGGCTATATCGGTTTCCCTCTTTGCCGCCTCGCCTGGGTCACCTATCTGCATGGCATTTAACACGATCTCCACATACTTAATCCCCTGATCTTTCACGATTGTATTGTTTATTAGTTTCTGGAGTCGTCTGCGCTCTGGAGCAAAAGTCTGCTCCTCGGCCAAATACCGTGCAGTCTCAGAATTGGCGCGGTTTACATCCCGCATTTGTCCTGTCAAAATTGGCGGAATTCGGAAACATGCCCTAATCCTATCATCGTTGGTTTCGATGTATTTCAAATAGGACGCCTCATCCCGTGTCATCATCGGCTTTAAGTCCACGCTCGCCTGCGCTGGTTTCTCATCAAGCGTCAGGCGCTCTTCCGGTGCTATCTCATTGCTCTCGATGTCTACTACGATCAACTTATAGGCGTTCTCCGCGCCCTGATATTTCGCCTTCCAATAATCCTGTAAATTCTTCGTTGACTCCTCCGTCAAATGCGCATTTCGCAATATCAGCATTTGCGGACCAATCGACGAGTTTCTAAAAAACGCGTTGTTCGTCTCTTCCGCATAACGATTACCGCTAATAGCCAGCAGTGCCGAAATATACAACGGCACACCATAATAGGTGTTTTTGCTCGAATATTTTCTCGTTAACAGCATCTCTGATGCCTGCAACTCCCAGGGAATATGCTCCACATCCCCCTCATCGCTGTACTCGCCACTAAACCGATTCCGAAGCCGTCTGTCACCATAATTTTTAAAATAAATCTTCTTCCCATTACGAATCTGAATACACCCTTGCGGTTTCAGAGTCTTTGTCGCTTCGTCCAACTTCTCTATCATTACCCGAATCGTATAAGACGGCGCATGATACAATGACGATATCTCACCTGCCTTATTCCTAACCACCTCTATAGCACCCTGACCAATCGTATGCTTATCTATCATGACCTGTTCCATGATTTCCATAAAATCCATCTCCGGATTAGGATTGCAATTTTCGAGAAACTCTCCAAGCCTTTTCTTCTCCGCCACTATCTCGTCATCGTCTTCCGCCTTGTCGATACCCTTTTTGACATGCACCTCATATCCGAATCCCACCACGTTCTGTGCCATCGCCTGAATACATGCGCTCAGCATGCTCGATTTCTCTGGACACAAAGCAAGCGCCTCAATATTATAAGGTGGCTGCGCAATATTTACCCTGCTATAATCAGCTGCACTGCCGAACGGATCCTCACGTAATTGCCGGCTCTTTTCCTGTTCCTTCGATGAGCTCTGAACGCCCAGCGCCTTGAATACCTCGTCCACCCACGACGTATCCGTGTTTCCCACCACAATAACACGAGCCTCCGGTACTTTTAGATGCCCCTCTGTCTTCTCCCGTGACATTAGGATATTTCCCTTTCGCTATTGCATGCCGATCTTAACTTCCGCCCTCTTCCGTATAATATGCTTTTTCGCCTCTTGCGACACCCTGCCAATCTCAGCCCAATCACGAAACAACCGCATGATCCGTTTCGATCCAGCCGATACCGCACCCGCTGCTAATCCAATACCAATCCAATGCACATTGCCAACGCCCAACACCATTACAACGAAATCCAGCCGATATGTCGCACATATAACAAGTGCTGCCGCAAACACAATCAACGGCTTGATCGCCTCTTCGGATGACAGCGGAAACCTCTGTCGAAACTTTTCCTCTATGGCATCTACCAATTTGAGGTCAAAAAACCACTCAAAAAATAACTCCACAATCAGCGCTACAAGCACCAGGACTAATAGTCCACTCCAATCAACTGGTATCTGCATGTTATTAACCTCCACCCTTTTTTCTAATAATTGCCCCTACCCTCGCATTATAGCCAACCTCATACCATACCGTATTGTTCGCTTTCCGGAGTCTCACGACAACCGGATACTCTTTTGAAAACACGGCTTTCTGCTCTCCAAGGCTATCCAGCACCTGTGGATTCGTCATAAATTTTGACCCATACGGCAGCTCAATGGTTGCATTTACCCCATCCACCAATGTCGGCGCCACACCTCCGCTGTCCTTCCGCACATAATAATAACCATCGCTACCCATGCTGTCAGCATAGGCACTATTTTTATACGCTCCTAACGCAACCACAACCGCATTCCATATGCCCGGGGTGGCAATTTTATCATCGAGAGAAACCATCGCAACAGTGTAGTGCCCCAACGAAGATACGTCAATTTTCACGTCTCCTAACTGCACGCTTTTGCCGCCGATATCTCCCATAAACAATTTCACCCTATCCGCATTGACCTCCACTATTCCTGAATCGATATTAATGTTATGCCAGGTGATTTCGCCTGTACTGGATGTTATATTCGTTTTGTTGACTCCAGTAGTATCGCCATCAATATAAGTTGTATCGGATACGATAAACTCCACCCGCCTCATCATCCCTATTTCCGGTGGAATCCAAGCGCAAGCATGAGTATAAGCACGATTCGGAGCAGGATACGTTCCCCATTGCACAAAATACTCATTCGGGATGAGTTTTTCCTTGTACATATTAGAATCAACGTACACCCTAACGGTATCCATTGAGGGGCTGACCAGCCCCTCACGAAATATCAGCGCCGCAATCGGCAGCACTGCGAGCTTGCCTGGATGCGCCAAATTATCGCTTGAGGGCTTCCGCATACTACTCCCCAATAACACGCGTTGCCGATACCAATTGACATTAGGCGCACCTCCCGCCTCGATGCTGGCATGAGCGTAATTCACAACGCCACCGATCCGCTGGAGACTACCGTAGATAGCGCACAAAAGATAAGTCTCCGCCCATCCATTAGGTGCTAACTCCCCAGCCATTTCATCGAGGATAAAAGGAATTTCGGGCGAACGAATATGCGAAAGCACCTGTACGTAATGCTGGTATCGTTCGGCGTACTCATACACATTGTCGGACATTATCGTCAACACGCTTTTTTTGTGAAACTTATACTTACCACCACCAAACCAACTATACGTCATTCCATGACAGGCAAGAAAATCCATTCCAGGCACATAAGGTGCTATGCCGCCCTGAGTACTTCCAACCAGCCCATTATAGCCGAGCGTGTCCTTTAGAAACGAATACAAATTCATAAAATACTTATAATTAAGCACCTGTATAAAGTCGACATAATCCTGCACGGCTTTATGACTATAGTGCTCATGCCATCGAGCTTCCATTCGGCTCATTCTGGGTATCAAGCCAGACCCAAAAGACATTGATTGGAGATCCTCAGGCATGAACGGACTAATACTAACACTATCGAACCGAATGGTATCATGATCAGCATAACCAAGACCATTGAACCTAAATTCCACATTTTCTACGTCGCTCCATGCCCAAAATAGATATTCATAACGCTTCCACATTGGGCTGGCTTGAATTGTAGAACCCTCGTTTTCGTGATTCGACCTTCCACTGAGATTTCCTTGCAACGGAAAGGACGGGTGAATAAAACGAGAATTGAACGACTTGCAGTAATATACCAGTCTATACGGCATGTCCTTCACGATGCTGTGTGCCGTATATTGGCGCAGGAAAATGTCATATTGACCAGCACCGCCTTTGACATCAGTTATAAACCGTAGCGCACCCCCGCCGTCCGGACCACCTTCTTTTTCCCAGCTAATCGATCCCGAGGCACCGGAACCCCATGATCCCGACCAGTTCGACACATCCTTGTTAAAGGTTCCATTTTGAATAATTTCTATCAGCGGATCAATCGGCTGATCAACGCCCCAGGAAGCTTTCAAATTTTCGATAGTTACATATTTATCGAGCAACCAATCATACCAGCTCGTATCGACTACAGCCTGAAAATACGTCGGCATCCCGTCGAGCACATCATTTTGCCATTTTATCTCTTCTTCGTTAGAACCGACAACAAGAGCCAGCACAGGATCATTAATCAACGCTTTTCCAGTGTACGGGTTCGCCACCGTCAAAAAATCGCGGCAGATTAGTTTTATCCTGGCAAGCCGCTGTGCATCTATAACCATAGCAGTATGATCCTGACCAACACCGCTGGCTACACAACCCTCTGCGGCGGTAAACTGCTGCGAAACATGAGGCTCAAACTCTATATATATCCCATGCGCCTTACACGCAGCGATTAGATAAAACAATCTATCCAATGCCGTGTTATCAAATTCCGTAAAGCTTCCGATATTTTTCCATATCCCTGCCGGAAAATAACCGGAAAACAGGTTGTGGATTCGGAACAGATTATATCCGGAGTTACTCCACTCCTTAACTAATGAATCCGCTTGGTCGTGAGTTGGAAACAACGCGTTGAAATTTAGGGCAGTTCCCCAGAAGCGAATCTCGCTGCCATTTCTATAAAATTGTCCAGCATGTGTATACACAAATCCATCTTGATCCAATATCGGCGAATTCAAAAACGACATATCCAGGTAACCCTTGTCTTGAGCCCACGGACTATACCATGCTATGTCCGGTTCGCAAACCGCAGACACAGAGAATAATAGAACCAACAACGCTGTAAGTAAATGTCTCATTTATAACGACCTAAAAACGTGGTTGTAATTCCAATCCAAATATTATCTGCCCAATAGAATCACAGGTAGACGTACCCTCTTTGAATCCAAGCATTAAGTTGTCTCCGGCATTAAGGGGAATCGGCGTATTATATATTTCCCCTTTCTCATACCAGGTTTGTTTAGTAATGGGATGTATCCATAACGTAGTATCTACGTTCTGATATGTATTTAAAGAATCCACAAGACTCTTTTTTATAAATATCGCCACAGAATCTTTCGCCGTATATGACGATGCTTCTATGGCGGTGTTTTTACATCTCCAATAATATGCCGTAATGTAACAATCACGAATAACTGGGAACCCAAATGTGGGATATGTAGAGTAGTATCCAAAAGAAAAATATTGACTACTGAGCGTTATATAGTTACATATAGCAGTTAACCAAATTGACCCTCCAGCACCATTTATTTTCGGTGCAATGATCGGCGCGTTGAATTTACATGTATCGTTAGCCTCAAACCCTCCGGAATCTCCGACAACAAACCAGTGTGGGTCTGCCTGACCAAAGGTATAGGCTTCGATCCCTGCCATCTTCCACCATACAATACCGTCCTGTGCTATGGGTTCGATAGCAATAGGACCAGCCTCGAGTGACACTCTCGCCCGCAGTGTGTCAGCCTCCACTTTCTCCGAACTCCCTCCGCCTCCACCGTGACCCCAACCGGCTAATAGTGTCTGAGGCAGCACCAGCAATACTATCAATATACCCATTATCCGCATAATCATTGTCTCCTATTGGATACTCAGATCGAGTCCAAATTTAAAAGCGTTGTCAGCATCCGATACTGCACCAAACCGTAACACATCCCAATAATGTATCCCTTCTCGCCAGTGCCCTCCGATGCCATAGGTTTCTGCCTGGAGCTGAGTAATGTCCATCGAGCCTGTGCCTTTCCCCCAAGCCAGCGAATCGCTTGCCATAGACAATATCTGCATGGGCTGATTCCAGTTTATCGCCCCTTTTGCCATTGACTTCGTAGCGCTCCGGGTTTTTATTCCGGTCTGCACGAAAAAACTCACATGCGGATACGTCGGATTCGGCACAACTCCACCAGTAGTATCTATCTGAACCTGCGCCCAAATTTCACCACGCATATTCTTGAATTTCGATACCCCGCTCAGTGGCACCTCCCAATATGCCGTATCATTAGCCGCACAGTTAATCCACTCTGTGCCCGACGTCGGATC